GAATGCAGGCAATAAAGTACAAATACGTGACCCATGGGACTGAATAAATAATGGAGGTTATATCATGAGTATGTGGCAGAAATTAAAGAGTATCCGAATCCCTGGATGTATTGTGGGAGCGTCTTTGACGGGTCTCTTATTGGGGACAACTATGGTTTTGTTTACAAGATTGCCTGTAGCACCACCAACCGTTCCTACATCGGTAGAAAATACTTCTGGCAAAAACGAAAGCCTAGAGATACTGGTCAGACTACAAAACGGCGAAGAGTTACAAGTGAGAGTAACTGGAGAAACTACTATGGAAGTTGTCCAGAACTTAGTGATGATATTAAAAAATATGGACGGGAGTCTTTTACTAGAGAAATCCTCTCCTTACACACCACACCAGGACGAGTCAACTACGAGGAGACCCGCCAGCTCTTCGTTCATGGTGTTCTGACCGAGGCACTTGACAATGGGACGCCTACCTACTATAATAGCAATATCCTCGGTCGTTATTACAGGAAGGATTATTTCACCTATGATTTTTGAGACACTTGCTGCATTTTTGATGCCACCCCCACCACCAACCACGGTTGCTGTTGATGCGGTGGAGTACAAAGAGACTTGGAAGTGCCCTGATTGCACCCCGTCAGAGCAGTTTGTTCTGACTGAACTCCAAGCACAAACTAAGATTACAGATCGCAATGCTCTCGCTACGCTGATGGGAAACATCAAGCAAGAGAGTAAGTTTATTCCTAACATCTGTGAGGGTGGCGCTATTGTTTCATACACGAACTGCCTAAGTGGTGGTTATGGTTTGATTCAATGGACTTCTGCTCACCGCTACAGGGGTCTTGGGACCTTCTGTAATAAGTTTGCTTGTGATCCATCATCACTTTCAGGTCAGGTTCGCTGGATGATTAATGAACCAATCTTTCAACGTGTCTTGCCTGAGTTTGAAGGACGTGGAGACAGTATTCCTCAGTATATGACACATGCATACTACTGGTTAGGATGGGGAATCAAAGGTAATCGTGAGGTTTATGCTTGGGATTACAGAGATAAAATGGTATTTGGTTAATTTTTGTGAGTGAATTTACGACATTGTTTTCTGCCCCTCCTCTAATGGTGGAAAAATACTCTGGCGAAATAAAATCGATTAAAAAATATGCAGAAAACTTAACTTATTACGAGTCTCGTACTAATTCATCTTCTGATAATACTTTTGTTCTTAATGAAGAATGTCTTGTAGATTTAAAAAAATTTATTCAAGATTCAATTTTGCAATACACAACAAAAGTTTTTCAGACTGATCATCCATTTGCTATTACTCAATCTTGGATTACAAAAAACACTTCTGATTCTATGCAAGAAATTCATAGTCATCCTGGTAGTGTAATTAGTGGTGTTTTTTATATTGACTGTCCAAAAAATTCTGGTTGTATTGAATTTAATAGAGGACAGTCTACTTTTGAAATTCAAATTAATAAAGATTGTTATAATCAGTGGTTGTCAGACAGATATGCAATGATTCCTCAAACGGGGAATTTATTTTTATTTCCTAGTAATCTTTTACATTCGGTTAAAAAAAATGAAAGCAATCAAACTCGTTATAGTTTAGCATTTAATTCATTTCCTGTTCTCCCGGTGGGAGATATTGACTTTTTAACCTACTTGTATTAAAATGTCTGCATGACTCAGTAGCTCAGTTGGATAGAGCAACTGCCTTCTAAGCAGTCGGTCGTTGGTTCGAGTCCAACCTGAGTCGCTTGAGGATATCCTCATATTTTTATCATGAATAAATCTATTTTAAATTTGTTTCCAGTTCCTATTTTTACTGTAGATAATTTTCTGACAGATAGTGAAAAAAATTACTTACTCTTGGAAGTAGATAAAGAAGATCATCATAAACATGATGCTTTTACCGAATCTTCTTTCTCTACACATAAACCAGGAATTAACTTTCTAAAAAAATCTAATTCTTTGGGTGTGTTTGAAAAAACTACAAACTTGTTAAACGAATTTGCTAGTTCGTATGGAATCAAGAGGTTGCAAATAACAACTTCTTGGTCAAACATACAAAATTCTGGGAGTGAGTTAATAGATCACATGCACCCCAACTCAAAAATTTCTGGATGTATCTACTTAAATGTAGATGAAAATAGTTCTAAAATATATTTTCATAATCCAAATCCATATGTTATTTTTGAAGATTTTACCCATTCGTCCCCATATAATCACCACTATTACTGGTTGCAACCTACAAACAATCAGTTAATAATGTTTCCTAGTTGGTTAAAGCATGGATCTAACAAAGAAGAAAACAAAACCAATGGTAGAATTTCTATAGCTTTTAATTCTGAATTCATTTAGTATGAAACCACATGTGTACCCTGTTTTTGCTTCTCCAATAACAATTTTTATTGTAGAAGAAAATTATTCCGAGTTAGTAAAGTTAAAAAAATTTTCTTATACTCGTAGCAAAGAAATTGGAGCAGAAAAATCACATACAACCAGTGATAAATATGTTCTGAATAGTTTGCCTGATATAAAAGATCTTTTTTCTAATTATTTTTTTAATTTTAAAAACAGTATTCTTGGATTGCAGACAACTAACTTTAAGATAACTACATCGTGGGGAACAAAGACAGATAAGAATGGATTCTGTCAGTTTCACAACCATAAAAATTCTGTTTATAGTGCAGTTTTTTATTATGATGAGATTAATTCTGGAAATTTGGAATTTCTTTCTCCCATACTGAATCTTGAAAGTGTTCAATTGAATGAATCTTCTAACGACAACTTTCTTTTTGCAAAATCTTTTTTTGTGGAACCACAAAAAGGACTGTTGGTTTTCTTTCCCAGTTATCTGATGCACAGGATAACTAAAAACAACTCAAAGAATAGTAGATACTCTCTAGCTATGAATTTTTTTCCTACTGGAGAAATTGGATCTGGAGATTCTTCTATTATCCTTTAATGACTGTCGGTATGGCGGAATTGGTAGACGCGCCAGGTTTAGGTTCTGGTGTCTTTATGACGTGGAGGTTCAAGTCCTCTTACCGACACTCGCTCGAATAGCTCAGAGGTAGAGCACCTCCTTTACACGGAGATTGTCGGGGGTTCGATCCCCTCTTCGAGCATTACTCATATGAGGTTAAATGCTTACAAATGTTATCTGCAAGATGTAAATTATGCAACAAAGAACTGACAAGCAATAGCAAAGTTCAGTTCTGTGGGTGTCCAAATCAGATGAAGGTCGTGGACGATACCGTGGGAGCAATTGACTTGGGTCAAGTAGTTCTAACGAAACATGACAAAAAGATCAAATATCATGGTATGCTGACACCTGATGACCTAAAATACCAAGAGGAACGACGCCAACGCAAGGTCCGACGTATCAATTTTGAGGAACGCTAATGATTAATCTGGACGCTCGTTATCACGAATATTTACATAGTAATAAATGCTTTACTATTGATGGAGCATGTGAAAAAGTAATCGCCTACGGGTGGACAGATGATGGTTCGACCATTGATGGGTATTATGTCTTGACAAAGAACTATAAACTCCAGTATAATATGAAAGAACAATGTATCTCGATGCAGCAACGCATCGGAGTGTAATCAACCTACTGAATATGAAAATTTTCCTAGACACTGCTGACTACGAAGCAATTGCTGAACGCTATACGACTGGTCTAGTTGATGGTATCACTACAAATCCTACACTAGTTCGTAAGTCTGGTGTAGACTATGTGGAGTTCATTAAAACTCTAGCAAATAACTTTGCCTTTGAAAGCATTTCTGCTGAAGTAGAAGGTGACTCCTGCTTTGAGATGCTTACCAATGCTATTAAGTATCGTGATATTGGTGAGAATGTTACGATCAAACTGCCCCTCACTGTAGAGGGTCTGAAGGCATGTAAAGAACTCACTGCTCAAGGTGTAGAGACTAACGTTACGCTATGCTTCAGCGCCGCTCAGGCAGTGATGGCAGCGAAGGCAGGTGCCACATACATCTCACCCTTTGTAGGACGCATGAACGACAACTCACTCAGTGGTGTTGAACTTGTTCGTGCTATCTCTGGTTTGTATTGTGCTCATGGTGTTCGTACCAAGATCCTTGCTGCCAGTTTGAGAGATGTCCACCATGTTTCTCGCTGCTTGATGTATGGTGCTAGTGTAGTTACATTGCCACCTGCTGTGTTTGACAAAATGTATAACCATGTCCTGACCGATTCTGGTCTGGCAATTTTTGAAAAAGATTTTAAGGAGATCAATGGTTGAAGTTCCGTTTGCTGAATTTGAAAAAGACTTCGATGCATACATGGATCGCATTGAAGCAGGTGAAAGTTTTATAGTTCGTAAACCAGATGGAACTGCTGTTATGGCAGTCCCTGCTGATGAATACAAAGAACTAACAGATCAAGTTACTGATACTGATTGGGAAGATATGATGACAACACATGATGATGCTAGTTAAAAAGTTAATCGCTAAGTATATCTCTCTAATCCAAAAGATTCCAGAGAGATACTATTGGCCTATCTTCGTGTTCCTGTCTCTATACTTCATCGTTCCGATGAGTGAGATCACAGTTACACTAGCAGCCATTCTTTACTTCAAGTTTGAAAAGAAGATTGCTCCTGTGGTAGGTAGACTCACCAAGAGATTGCCTAACTGGTTGAGGTTTGGTGGTGGTCTCGTCTTCTTCCTTGTGATGATTGATGATACCTTGTTCTACTTTGCCTTGATTGCTCTAGCATTCTGGAGCAGCAAGCAGGTCAGAAAGAAAACTGTCCCACCCCCTTTACATGACGATGAGGAGGTGCTACAATATGGAAGTAATAAGGAACCTGATGAAACCAACCGTCATTCTTGAGAGATTTCCTTACCGCTACGTTCAGTGCGGTCTTCTGGAGATCAACGGTAGACCTGACTACCGTATTCAAAAATATCATGAGTGGAAAAAGAGATACTTTGACATGTATTTCCTTGACAACCAAATGCAACTAGACACCTGTCTAGAAGATGTAGAGTATACCAAATGGTTAGATCCAGATGGTGTTCCTTGCTATGTCCGTGATACTGTAACAAACTAAGAGGTTATTATGAGCGTAAGATCACAAGTCCAAGCTGCTGAAGAAGCACTCCGTCAAGCATTGATTAACGCTCTTGCTGAGGGAGATGAAGATTGTTTGTCTGAATTGTTTACTCAGTATCAAGCAATCAGTAATCTGAATAAAAAAGTAAATGACTTAACTCATTTTGCTTATGATTCAAATTACAATTTCAATCTGTCGTCTGATTATCTCCCTCGTCCTGGAGGAGATTTGGATAATTTTGATAATGTTATTGATTTTGGTGGTAATATTAGTATCAATACTAATAGTGATGATACTATCACCTTCAATTAGTCTCGGTAAGACTCTAAACTAGCCCTGGTGCGGGTGATTACGTTGCCGCTCAGTTTCTTACTTCTGATAAAAAGTAAGTGGTGGTGCCAAAACCCCTTCCGTGTGGTTGGTTCTTGTTTACAACTAAAACAAACAAGTGGCGTGCATGTGCTCGGGAGGTTTGACCACCTCCCTACATGCGGGTGTAGCTCAGTGGTAGAGCGTCAGTTTTCCAAACTGAATGTCGTCGGTTCAAGTCCGATCTCCCGCTTTAATAAATACTTCTAGCTTAGAAATAGTGTCTTCAGGACTGGAAGTATGTCAAAAATTCTTGCAAACCAAATTGCCAACTACGGAGACAACTCTCCGGTTGAGGTAAAGGAGGGTGTAAATATTCCTGCTGGAAAACCACTGCAGGCAGCAGGTGTTGCTGGTACTTCGGGTCAAGTTCTTACAGCAACTCCTACTTCTATTGAGTGGGCGACACCTTTTGATGGTAGTTATCTTACTCTTACAAATAAACCTACGATTCCTGCAGCACAAGTAAATGCTGATTGGAATGCTAGTGGTGGTAGTGTTGCTGCTATTTTAAATAAACCAGTTGTTCCAGCACAACCTAGTGTTTCTGTAGTAAATGCTTCTGCATCTGGTAATCTGACATACAACCAGGCAAACGGAGAATTTACATTTACCCCACCAGATCTTTCTGGTCTTGCTGCTAATACTAATATAGCAAATTGGAATGCTGCATATGACTGGGGTGATCATGCTCAAGCAGGATATGCTGCCGCATTGAATGTTGCCAGTTGGGACCTAGCATATGGTTGGGGTGATCATGGAGTTGCTGGATATCTCACTACTGAGGCAGATACTTTACAAACAGTAATGGCGAGAGGTGCTACCACTTCCGTTCAAATTGTTGCTAATGGTGGTATTAGGGCAGATTATTGTGGTGTTGGCGGCGGTATTGGTGGCGGTGATCTCCAGATGCAGCATGATGACAACTCAAATAGATCTTCTCTGGGACATTATAATATTAATGGACAGTTTGATATTACAAGTGTCACCAATATCAATCTTAAACCCGGAAGTGAGTCTGGTAATTCCGTATATATCTACCATAATATTGATGGATCTACTGAAGAACTAAGAATTCAAACAACAGACACTGGTGTTGATATTTCTGGTAATCTTAGTGTTTCTGGCACAGTAAGTGGTGTTGATATTGAAGATCTAGATAACGTTAATATTGCTGGTGGACTACAAGATCAGCAAGTTCTTAAGTGGGAAGCGT